ATGGTAAAACAAAATTTACTACTTCCGAAAAGTATGGTATACCGACAATTTGAACTCTTTTTCCATTGGCATTGAGAATTAAGTTATTCTATCCTACTAGCCAATCTAGTGGAAGTGAGTTAAGCCCCTTCATTCGCAAGTTTATTTTAACAACACTATATATACGCGAATAGTCTAGAGATTATGTATCGTTTCTAACCAAAGGCGTCTGTTTGTACGACAAAGAACGACATAGTAGTAATTAAGTTAAGTAAATAGTTCCACACGAGTTCGATACGAGTGTGTTTGGAAACAATGGATATAGTGATAAAAGGAGTATGGGGTAATGCGTTCACGGCGAGTGCTAACCGAAGGGGTGGGTGTGTTAATTATGTAAGTAGTCAATAAATTACTGGCAATTTCCTCTACATAAAAAAAAGAAACCTAGTTACCTATAAGTTGTAATAGAAACTCTATTGCTAGAGTAAGTTACAGGTTACAGTTATTGAACAATCAAATAAGTAACTAAGTTCCTAATGTAGTATTTTAGCATACTTACCAGTAAAAAGTAAGTTAAAAAACTTAATTTTTATAGTGCGATTGGGGGGTGTCTTTTCGTGCAATAGCGGACATATACGCCGAGCGTAAAAAAAAGATTTGAGTTCCTAACTTTCGAGAGTCCTTGGGTACTGACTTTGTGGTAATCCCAGTCCATCTAGGTAGATGCAGTCAGCTTTTTGCCGTCCGATAGCTCTTACCTGTAACTCTGTAGTTATTAAAAACTATTTGTATAATTCACTATAGTGCTATACTGATTTTAATACAAGTTACAGGAGGATAAATGATTTACAAACCATTACCTACAGGATTTATTATTAAGGATAGTCCTATACACGGCAAGGGTATATTTACAGAAAAAAAGATAACAGATACAGAAACATCATTAGGCATAACGCACGTATTCGTACAGGATGACAAGTTTCTTTATAGAACACCACTAGGTGGTTTTATTAACCATAGTGATAATCCTAATTGTGAATTACACAAGATAGGTGATGACCCACAGTTAAGAACAAATCATTTGTTTGCTAAAAGAACCATTAAACCTGGTGAGGAGATAACAGTTAAATATACTATGTATAGAGTGGAGGACACAGATGTTTAATTTTGATGAGCAATATTCTATTGGGCAAAAAGGTGAAGAGTTAGTTAAGAAATATTACGAATCACAGAAGGATGATGGTAAAACAAAATTTATTGTAAGGGATGCCCGTAGAGAAGAGCAATTAAAAGGTGCTGATTTCTTTATTATTAATAATGAACTTGGCACGAGGTATGTTGAGGTAAAGACAGATACGCAGGCACAGGATACAAACAATGTAGCACTTGAAATACAAGTAGTGTATGGGGATACAAAACGCATTGGGTGTGCATTGAAAACATTTCCTGACTTTCTGTTTTACTGGATTTACCCAACAAACCGTATCCTTTACTGGAATCCAGAGAGTTTAATTCCATACATTATGGACTGGGTTATCGAAGATAACTACAGGATTGTAGATGCTCAAAATGAAAAATTTTTTTCACGCTCTTTGATAGTACCTATAAGCGACTTACTTGCGACTGGGGTTGTCAAAGAACTGAACGTAAGTTATCACTTATTGGAGTCTGTAGCTTAAGGAGGAAAGCTAGGTAAAGGAGGAAAACCTAGCAATCCCCCTGCTATTATTATAGAATGCGAGAAATAGTTTTATGTCGCAAATGTGGTAAACCACTTAAAATATTTCCTAAGAATAAAAAATGTGTTAATCTTATTTGTATAAATTATAACGTTTCTATTCGAAGGAGAAATAATGCCAATAAACAAAAAAGGTATGAAAAAACGATACAGCACGAAGAAGAGTAAAAAAGGTTCTAAGAAGTACTAATGGCTGGCAAAATAAAAAAAGGTGAAAATATTTTTAGCAGACCAAACGTGCTAAAGAAATGGGCTATGGATTTATCTGAAGCCTGTGGCTCTCAAATTATAAATAAGAAACCAAATGTTTCTAACATAGATGCTTTAGTTGAGAAATTTGTAATTGACTACAATCATAATATGGAAATGTTAAATGGCAAAAAAACCAGCAAGAAAACCGATTAATGCTGCGACTAAAGCTACCCTTCAAAAGAAGGCAGAAAACTCAAAGTACACTTATGGGCAACTTGCTGCTGTCTACAGACGAGGGCAAGGTGCTTATTTATCTAGTGGTAGCAAATCTTCTAGTATGGCTGCTTGGGCTATGGGTAGGGTAAATAGCTTTATTAGAGGTGGACATTCTCAAGATAATGACCTAAAGAAAAAAGGTAAGAAAAAAAGTGTCAAGAAAAAAAAGTAAACGTAAAGTTCCTTATGAAAAAGGAGTTCCTTCTAAGTATTTAAAAAATAAAAAAAATCCTAAATCTAAAGTTGCTGCCGAGATTAAGAGGACTGCTAAACTTTATAAAGAAGGTAAATACATAAATTTAAAAGCTGTACAAAAAAGTAGAGCAGTTAGGAAAAAGAAGTAATGGCACACGATGCACGTAAAAAGGCTATGTTAAAAAAACACGGACTATCAGGTGTCAATAAACCAAAACGTACTCCTAAGCATCCTAGTAAATCTCACGTTGTTTTAGCACAAGAAGGTCATAAAATAAAGTTAATTAGATTTGGTCAGCAAGGTGTTAGAGGTGCAGGTAAAAATCCTTCATCTGCTAAACAAAAAGCTAGACGTAAAGGTTTTAAAGCAAGACACGCTAAGAACATTAAGAAGGGTAAAATGTCCGCAGCCTATTGGGCTGATAAAGTAAAATGGTAAAAAATATAATCTGTATCGCACCTGACTGCGATAAACAGTTACCTGAAGGCAAAACTAAATATTGTAGTGATACTTGCTATAAACGTATATCTCAAAGAATACATAGAGCTAAACAAAAAGGAGAAACCTATGAAGTACCTGTTAAAGAAATTAATCAACCTAAATCTGCATCTGTCCGTAGAGGTTCTTTGTATGACAAGTTTAGGAATGATGGTTATGCTTCTGAACTTATAAAAGATTTAATTACTAGAAAAGAAGTTGCTGATGCATTAGGTTGTACAGCAGGACACGTAGCTAGAATGTTAGCAGCATATAGAGAAGATTTAGAAAAAGATATACAGGCAGAGAATTGGGAAGTATCTGATGATGCTAAACAATCTCTTGATGATTTTAAAAACTTTAGAGATAGATACTTTTTAACAGAACAAGGTATACCTTTTGAAACAGCAGACTTTCACCACAACTGGATTAAGTCTATTAACAAAGCATTACTTAATGGTGGACAACAAATGATACTAAGCCCACCACGACACGGTAAAACAGAATTGTTAATTCACTTTGTTATTTGGCTTATCTGTAGAAATCCTAACATAAGAATTATGTGGGTAGGTGGTAATGAAGATATTGCTATGAACTCTGTTATGTCTGTTATGGATACATTAGAACAGAACGAAAAACTTAAAGAAGATTTTTGTGGACCAGGTGGTAGCTTTAAACCAGCAACACGTGCAGGTAAGATGTGGTCAAGAAATGGTTTTACTGTATCTACAAGAACAGTATCAGGTATTAAATCTCCAACAATGATTGGTATTGGACGTGGTGGCAAGATACTTTCTCGTGACTGTGACTTAATTATTGCAGATGACATTGAGGACCATAGCTCTACTATGCAACCTGCATCAAGAAACAATACAAAAAATTGGTGGACTACAACATTAGGTTCTCGTAAAGAGGAACATACAGCTATGGTTCTTATAGGTTCAAGACAGCACCCAGATGATTTGTATTCTGCAATATTAGACAATGAGGCTTGGGATACAATAGTTGAAGAAGCACACGATTCAATGTGTGCATTACCTGAACTAGATGAAGAAGAACACGTAGATTGTATGCTATGGGGTAGTAAAAGAACTTTTAAATGGCTAATGAACCGTAAAAGAGATTCTATGACTACTGGTGGTTTAAAGAATTTTGAAATGGTATATCTTAATAAAGCATTTAGTGAAGCTGCAAGATTGTTTAATCCTGAACAAATATCTAAATGTTACGATATCAATATGCCTTTAGGTACAATACCTTCTGGTTCTTATTTAGTTGCAGGACTTGACCCTGCTGCTACAGGTTATCAAGCAGGTTTCTTATGGGCAGTAGAAACTAAAGCTGGTGAAATTAATATGACAATGGTTGATTTAGACAACAACTTAGGTGGTGGTCTAGATGAAGCATTTGAATTAATTAAAAAATGGTGGGATATGTATGGTTGCTACCATTGGGTAATTGAAGAAAATGGATTTCAAAAAGCAATAAGACAAGATAAAACTATTAAACAGTTTTGTAATGTACAAGGTATAAAGCTAGAAGGACACGAAACTCATAAAAACAAATGGGATGAGAGATTTGGTGTTACTTCATTAGCACCTATGTTTAATGAACAATTAATTACATTACCTTATATGGATGCTGAAGCTCAAAGTAAAACAACATTGTACACAAAACAATTAACTTACTTTGCATCTAAAGGTAAAGGTGGCAGAGGATACAAGTCTGATATTGTTATGGCAAGTTGGTTTCCAATGAAAGTTATTAGAACCTTGACAAAACTAACTCACGCTGATATGGGAATTGACTACACTCCTAGCTTTGAAGGTTATAATAGTGTAGAATGGAATGAAATACCCTGGAGATAAATGAAACCTCAAGACATAATTGAAAGAGCTATTCATCTTAAAAGAATGCACGATGATTCTTTAGTAGATAGAAGTAGATTCAGAGCAATATTAAATGGTGGCGAAGATGGAATTAGACAATTACTAGGTCCAGGATTAGATAACAATGAAGCATATACAATACCTGCTCCAAACTTATTGCTATCTGCATTAGATAGACTTTCTCAAAAAATAGGTAAAGTACCTTCTTTAGATGTACATATTACAAATGCAAGAGATTCTGCAAGAAATAAAACTAAGAAAGATAAATTAGAACGAATTATTAGTGCATACGATAAAATGCAAAGACTAGAGTTACAGCTACCACAAGTAGCTAGATGGTTACCAGGTTATGGTTTTGCTGTTTGGGTTATAACATCTAAGCCAGATGCTAATGGAAATATGTATCCTTGTGCCGAACTAAGAAATCCATATGATTGTTTTCCTGGTTATTACGGTAATATGCAAGAACCACAAGAATTAGCAATTATACAAAAAGTACCTGTAAAGAACTTAATAGCAATGTATCCAGAATTAAAGAGCTGGTTTGAAAGTTCTGATGATGAAAAAGATTCTTTTGATAGTTATAACTTAAATTATACAGATGACGGTAGTTGGGAAAACTCTAACGAGAATGGTGATGTAATTCTTGAGTATATGAATATAGAAGGTACATACGTTGTACACGTTGCATCAAAGAAAATTGTAGATTTTGTACCTAATCCTCTTAAATCAGGACCAGCATTTGTTATTGCAAAAAGATTTAGTTTTGATAGATTGCAAGGACAGTTTGACCAAGTAGTAGGACTTATGGCATCTATGGCAAAGATAAATATTTTATCTGTAATTGCTATGGAAGACGCTGTCTTTACTGAAACTAACATAGTTGGTGAAATAGAATCAGGACAATATAGAAAAGGCAGAAATGCAATAAACTATTTAACACCAGGTTCTCAAGTAGTAAAACCTACAACTAACCTACCATATCAGTTGTTTGAAGCTGTAGGTAGATTAGAAAGGCAACTAAGAGTTGTTGCTGGATATCCAGTTCAGGACGATGCTATATCACCAAACTCATTTGTAACAGGTAGAGGTCTGGAAGAACTGGAGTCTGGCGTAGGTGCAATGGTAAATGAATACCACACAATATTAGAATATGCTTTACAAGAAGTAGATTCTAAAAGACTTGAGTTAGATGAAGTATTATTTGCTAATAACAGAAAACCTATATCAGGTACATACAAAGGTGCTGCTTTTTCTGAAAGCTATACACCTTCAACAGATATTGATAAAAACTATGTAACAAGAAGAAAATATGGTGCTATGGCATCATTTGACGCTCCAAATAAAATTGTTACTGGTTTACAGTTATTACAAGCAGGTATCATTGATAGAGAAACTATGCAACAAGAAATGGATGGTTTAGAAAACTTAACTCAAATCAATGAAAGAATTACAAAACAAAGAACAGAAGAAATTCTATATCAAATGTTATTACAAAATTCCCAACAAGGCGATAAAGCAGCAATGATGGCTGTAGTAGAAATATATAACAGTCCAAAACAAATGGGCAGTATTTTAGATAAATACTTTACTGCTCAAGGTGAAGAACCTAGTCCTGAAGAGCAAGCGTTAATGCAAGCTGCACAACAGCAACAAGCACAAGCTCCTCAAGGTCCACCTAACTTAGCAGCATTACTAGGAGGTGCAGGTGGCTGATATTAATCAAGAATTTGCAAAAATAATAGCTTCTAACTTTACAGCAGAAGAACAACCTATGTGGGAAGAAGCATCTGAAAAATTAGAAACCAACCAACAGTTTGATGTAAGTAAAGTTATAGACATCTTGACAGTTGCATATATACCTATGGTAGGAAGAATAGATATATTAATTGTTCCTGATGACTTTGAATATGGAGAAGATTATGGCACGAGGAATTAAAAGAAGATACTTATCTGAATCTTATGGTGAAGGTAAAGAGTTAGAAGAACAACAGCGTGCTGCTGAAATGTTTAAACAACCTACGGATACTGTAGAAGTACAGCCTGAACAAGCACCAGTTCCACCTAGAGTTGATGCTTTACCTATTGGTAGACCTACTGAAAGACCAATGGAGTCTGTAACATCAAACAATTTAAATAAGTTTGGTCAAGGTTTACAAATGGATAGAAACTTTATACTAAGACAAATGTATGCAGTATTACCAAGTGAGGATATTTTAGCATTAATGGATGATGGTATTTAGGAGTAAATATGGCGTGGGAGTGGAGCTTTACATCACCATATCAAGATGCTCTTGATTCTGACTTTGTAAAGCAAAGAAAACAACAAGCACAAGAACTTAGAACTTTTTTTTCTCAAAACAATATAGCTGAAAACTTAGCTGGTATATCACAACAATATGGTTATCTACCACGTGATGTTCAAGTTGGTGCTGCTATGGTTGGTTTGACAAAAGAAAGTCCAGAGTTTACTTCTATTATTGAATCTTATTTAGATAAAGAAAGAAGTTGGTGGGAAGGTGTTAAGGCAGCAACAAGAGGTGCTGTACGAGGTGCTTTTGTTGGTATGGAATCTGCTAGCCAATTTGTTAAAAGATATGGTACTGCAGGTATGCGTTATTATTCTAAGAAACAACAAAACCCTTTATTATTTTTTAGTGGTATTGGTACTGCAGCAGCTTTAATAAATCCTGATTACTATAACGAAGTTAAGAATGTATTTAAAGAAACAGGTCCTACATTAGCTGGTAGAGCATTTAAAGAAATAAGTAAAGGCAATAGAGTTAATTTAGGAGAAGGATATTTTGGTAATTCTACATTAGCTGAAGATACAGAAGTTTATAAAGAACTTGTTGGTAGAGGTGCTGATGCAGAGCAAGTTAGAGAAATAATACAAGAACAATTAGGAACACCATTATCACAACAAACTATTGATGATAGGGAAAGAGCTGCTATGTCTTATTCTGGTAGAAGAGGCACAGTTAAGTTATCTCCTGGTCGTGTTGCTGCAGTAGAAATATTTGAACCTGGAACAAAAGCATTTAAGTTTATGTCAGGTCTTATTGATGGTGCATACACAATATTTACAGACCCTTCTACTTATTTTGGTATGGGTTTGTCTAGAGCAGGAAAAGTTGCAAGAACATACAATCCTACAGTAGTAAATCAAGGTGGACTTATAAATAAAGCTGTAAGAGCTACTGTACATCAACCTACTGCAAAAGAATTTATAAATAGCAGAGTAGGTACAGATATTGCAGACTTACTAGCTAAGACAACTACTTATGATGAAGTTGAAATAATTCTTAAAAAGAATGCTCGTGAAATGAATGATGGTGCATTATTAATGAGAAATCTTAGAGATACTAAAGATACAGAAACTATTAAGAAATTATTAATTGATGCTATTGAAGATGATTTGAAATTTAACACAAGATTAGATGCAAACTCTTTGTTGTTTAAAGGTAAGTTTTCTAGAGCAGCAGCAAAAGCATTTTATGGACCAGACGTTTCTGCTGTTGGTTTTAAGACAGCAATGAAATTAAGAAATCAAAACAGTAAATGGAATCGATTATTTCAAGAATTTCCTGCTCCTAAATTACACGCTAATGATTTAAACCAAACATTTTTTGAATTAAAAGACTGGATGAAATTTGCAAAAGTAGATGATGATGTTGCTTTTAAAGCACTAGATGATATTGCTAACAGTATTGATGATGAAGTATTAGACAATATAGCTAAAGCTGGTATGAAATCTGGAGACCCTAGACCTGCTAAATTAGCAAATGTTGTAAGAGTACTTGAAGTTTTAGGTGGAGAAAATGGTGTGCTTCCTCATATAGAAAAAAAGTTTATGGCTTTAGAGTTGCCTCCAGAACTTGTAAAAGGTATGAGAAAGTTTATGACATCTGTAGATGAAACAAGAAAATACTTTAGAGGTGCATTTGGAGAAGAATGGTTTCAAGGACAAAAGCTAGATGTACTAGATAATTTTGGTAATGATGTTTTATCATTGCAGCTTAATCTTGATGAAGCACTAAAAGTAGTAGAAAAGATTGCAAGTAATGCAGGTATTAAAAAATCTGTAATGGGCAATATGAATAAAATTTTAAAAACTGCTAAAGAAGATTTATCAAAAAGAGTAAATGATTCACCTGGTACTGGTAATACTTCTGCTGGATGGGCGCAGTTTGCTGATGATGGTTTTGAAGTATCTACTGCAGGTGATGACTTTGGAAAACAATTTTCTGCATTTAATGCAAAATTTTTAGATGGAGATTCTGTAGAACTTAAATGGGCAAAGGCTAAAGGTTACGACAGCATAGAACAAGCAAAAAGAAATCCTGCTGTAGATTCTGATGGTAGACCACTAGAAAATTTTAATTATTATCCAGAGTATAAAAAAATATGGAATGCTTGGGCTGATGAAAACCCAGACCTTATTGAACAGTTAGCTATAAAAGCTCAAGGTAAAAAATTAACAGATAAATTTGCTAATACAAATAACAATCAAGCTAGAGCATTATCAGAAATAATTAATGAAAGATTTGGAAAACAAAAAATAAAAGATATAAAAGCTGAAGGTAATCCTATAGCTATGAATAATAAAGTTAAAAATAGAGATAACATTATTTACAACAAAGACACTACAACTTTAGATATGATTATGTCTGGTAAAAGAACTCATACAACTAGAACTCTTGCAGGTTATGGTTCATTAGCACCAAGAGTTGGTCAAATAAGATTAATGCAAGATAAAAATACTGGTAGACAAGTTATGGTAAGAATTACTGGTATTAATAAACTTCCAGATGATTTATTTGTAAATCCTGAATTAGAAGATTTAGCCAGAGAGTTAGCTAAAAAAGAAGGATATACATTTGAATTTTATCAAACTGCTATTAGTGGTAAATTGCAAAGACAAAAACAAAATAGACTTAGAGGTAGTTTAAAACCAGAAAATGAAATGGTAGGTGTTGAGTACGAACTTGCTAGTCCTACAAATATTGTAAAAGACCTAGATAATGTAGCTAGTATTGGTGGATTGAAAGATGAATTTCTAGAAATGGTAGAGCCTGCTGCAACTATAGATAGGCTTACACCAGAAATGGATATTGTTGTAAAAGAAATAAATAGTGGTGGTCAAACAGGAGTAGATTTAAATGCATTAGAAATAGCATCTGATTTAGGTATTGCTACTGGTGGTAAAGGTATGCCTGGATTAACTGTAGCTGACCAGATAATGGGTAGGTATGACCATCAACAAGGTCAATTAATGAAGTACAACGTACAAGATACTACTGAAGATATATTGATGGATTTAAAAAATGATTTATCAAACCTTATGCATAGGATTGCAAAGCATAATGAAGGTGTAAATTTTAAATCTACATTTGATGAATCAAGATTAACACCTGCAGAAATTGCAGCCTACAAAGCTATACAACAAAAACCATTTGACCAAATGTCAAAGATAGAAGTAGATAGACTTAGAGCAATAGAAATAAAAGCAAAAGGTGGATTTATAAATCAAACTTTAAGTAAAGATGCTAAAAAATCTATTGATGAATATATAAAGAAATTTAAAACTGGTGCAGAAGGTGGACTTCTTTATAAACAATATAAACTAGAAGATGAGATAGCTGACTTAACAAAAGAGATAAAACTTAGAAAAGAACAAGCATTAAAAAAAGGTGTAATATCTGTTAATGCTACTGACGAAGAAATACAAGAAGTTCTTAAAAATGGTGAATTAGCTATTTCTGCATTACAAAAATTAAATGTAAAACTTGAAGGAAAAAACTTTAGAGGTCAAACTCAAGATGGTAAAAGAATTAGAGAACGAGCTATACCTTCTAAAGAGCTAGAGGGTTTACTTGAAGAAGGTAAAGATTTAGACCAAACAATTTTAGATTTACAAGATAAAGCATCAATATTTAATTTTATTGAAAATCCTAGAATATCTTATTACTTAGGAACAGAGCCTGGAGTACCTCTTAGTAGAAAAGGTGTAAAAGTAAAAGAATATAAATTTGGTGAAGCAGACTTAGGAATTGCACCTGACGAAGATAAAGCAAAGTTAGCAGAAAAAGCAGGATATACACTTTCTAAAGAAGATTTAAGACAACCTTCTAAAAGGGTTATTGAGTATGATGATTTTGATATAGATGGATATGTTGAATCAGTAGAAGAAGGTGGATTATATATTGCTTCATTGCAAGCTAAGAAATTAAAAAATGTAAATGAATTAAATCGTATACGTGAAGTAATGAAATACAAAGGTAAAGACGCTGATAGATATCTAACACTTACTGATGAAATAAGAAAATTAGAAACAGGTGATATAGGTTCTATGAAACCCGACGCTAGATACTATGCCAAGAGAACATCTATGAACGTTGATAACACAGATGCAACAATAGTTTTGTTTAGTAAAAAAAACATACTGCAAGATATAGGAACAGCTAAAACTATATTATATGCATCTAGGGGTAAATGGGTTGGAGCAAATTGGAAAGCAGAAATAACTAAAAATATTGATAAATATAAAACTGGTGTATTTGCTAAGACTTTAAATAAACCATTAATAATTATTGATATGGATAACCCAACATTAACTGATGAGTTTATAGAACAAGCACAAAAACTTCTTAAAGGTAAAAAGGTAAATGTTGCTGGTCCTAGAAAGTTTACAGATAAAGAATCTATAGAAAGAGTACTAAGACCTTTGTTAGTTAAAAGCAAAGTTCCATTTACTAAAAAGAAAGCTGGTAAAAAATTATTAAAAGAATCTAAAGTAACTCCTCAACAGATATTAGATTTCTTTCAAGAAAAAGTACAAGACCAAAGTTTAATGAATGATATTGCTAATTCCCTATTTGAAGAAGCTAATATACAAAACATAGCAAGAGTTAAAGGTAGACCTACTGCACAGTTAGTTGCAGAGTACCTTGCTAGTGATGCTATACCTATGCCTGATGCTAGATTATTCCTTAGAGTATTTAGTCCTGCAAGAGAGTTTTGGTTAAGAGCTGCAGGTAAAGGTAAGATGATACCTCAAAGATTACCTGGATTACAAGAGGATGAATTTATATCATCACAGTTTGAAAAAGAATTAGCTAAACCTCTTAACAGACTTTATGAACTTACAACAATGGAAGATAAGAAGGTAAGTCAAACTGCAGAGTTGTTTGTTAGAAATGCACGTAAACAATTTAAATTAACTAAGAACGAAGAAGAAGGTGTAGTAAGAGAACTTACTGCAGGTTATTTAGGATTACTTGGAGATTCATTTATGAACAAGGCTTGGAAACCAGCAATACTTCTTAGAGCTGCGTGGACATCAAGAGTTGTAGGTGAAGAACAAATGCGTATGTGGATGGATAACCTAGACAATGTATTTAGTCATCCTCTCTCTGCATTTGCTTGGATAATGGGTAAAGATAAAAGACGTTTGTTTAATGAAGTAAGAGGTTATGGAGATGAGGAAGTTGCAGAAAGATTAATAGCTAAAGGTGTATATGACATTATGGGAGATACATTAGGAGATTCTCTTGAAGCACAATCTTCTTTAACAAAATCTCACGGTGGTGTATTAGACCCAGAAGGTTTATCTAGGAAATGGTCTTTTGAAGAAGTATCTATTAATGATGATAAGTTTATACCAGGTGCTGCTTCAGAGTTACTTCAGTTATCTGATGACCCATTAACTGCTGAAATAGCATACAGACTTACTGGATTCAATGGAACATTTAGAGGACAGATAATAGAACAAAAACAATTTACACCACAGAAAGTAAAAAACAATCCTAACAAAATATTTGTATTTGGAGATAACATAGCTGGTACTGGTAAAGGTGGTCAAGCAGTTATTAGAGGTAATCCTAATATTATAGGAATTCCAACAAAACATTCTCCTAGAAAGTTTTTTACTGATGATGATTATGAGGTAGCAGTAGAAGCTATTGATAAAGCATTAGCAGAGATAGATGATGCTAGAGGTTTAGGTAAAGTTATTGTATTACCTAAAGATGGTATAGGTACAGGGAGAGCAGGACCTAAAGACCCTAAAACTGGTAAGTATACTGGTTTAGAAAAACAAGCTCCAAAAATAAATGCTTACCTTCAAAAAAAACTTAAAGAATTAAAAGCAGAAAAAACAGATGCTGTATTAGATGATGTTATGTCTGCTGAAGATGCAATACAAAGTATTAAAGATGATTTCTGGCAAGGACCATTAGACTCCTGGCGTAGAGCTATGACCTATGGAACAGATGAAACTGCTAAATATCAAAAATCTAAAATGCTTACAGATAGAGCAGCAGCAGATGCATACATAGAAGGTTTAGTAGCTAGGTTACATTATAAGACTGGTGGACATTATAAAACATACGAAGAGTTTTCTGATGGCTCTAGAAAGTTGTTAAATGATAGTCAAGCTCCTACACCTGCTGATAGTAGAAGTACATTTGAATCTATAATTAGACACGAAATCACATTTCCTGGTGATGATGAATTAATTAGACACGTTGCTTTTGGTAAGAAAGTACAAGCTGCTAGAGAAGGAGTACCTAAAGGAGAACCTGCTTTATTAAGACTTGGTGTTAAAAAAGATGGAACTATTGATTATGTAACTTGGGGTAGAGGACAAACTATTGATGACCACGCTAAATATAAGAAATGGTTAAGAGCTAAGAATAAAAATGAAAAGACTTATGATGTTGGCCACGTTATGAAGAAGTCTATTCACGATATGAATGCAGAAAGAATTAATAGATATGACCAAGTAATTGAAAGTATGTTTACTGCTTTTATGGCTGTACCTACAAATAGATTATCTCGTTCCTCTGCATTTAGACAATACTACTGGAGATTTATTGAAGAGAATGGTGCTTTCTATGACAATGCATTAAAAGATGAAATTATTGAAAGAGCTAATATGCAAGCATCTAGATGGGTAAAGAATGCTGGTTCTACAGCTAAGAAACTTAAATCAACTAGACAAATTAAAACTGAGGATGGAAGAGTTTTAGGTATAGAAAATATTGCAGAACTAGATGAAGCTGCTAAAGCATATGCATTAACAGAAACAAAAAGACTTCTTTATGATTTAAATAAACGACACGTTGTATCTGATATGTTAAGACTTGCATTCCCATTCGCAGAAGTTTATCAAGAGATTATTGGTACTTGGGGTAGATTAATTAATCAGCAAAAGTTACTAGCTGGTAGAAAAGTACAACGTGTTATTACTGGTGCTAGAAACACTAATGAAGAAGGAGAAGAAGGTTTCTTTCATACAGATGAAATGTCTGGAGAAGAAATGTTCTTTTTTCCTGGAACTGAATTATTAACTAACTGGATGTTTGGAGAAGATGAAAATAGAATTATTAACAATCCAACAACAGGACAACCTATGGAAGCACCTGATGTAAGAGTAAAACTGGAGGGTTATGCTTCATCACTTAATATGGTCGCAGGTAATCCTGTTCCTGGTTTAGGTCCATTAGTTGCAATACCTGCAGGTAAGTTACTACCTGATACAGAACTAATAGACAAACTATTCTTTCCATATGGTAGAGAAGAAGGTTCTGCTTTAAGTCCTTACACATTCTTAGAACAAACAATACCTTCTTGGTTAAAGAAACTATTAGCTATGGGTAGTGCAAGTAGTCCTGATATGAAGAGAACATATGCAAATACATACAAAGATGTTTTAAAGATGTTAATTACTACTGGTCTTTATGATGACTCTACTAAAGCAAAACAACAAGATGCTATGAACAAAGCAAAAGATATTGCTAATAGAATGACTTGGATTAGAGCTGCTGTACAGTTTGCTGCTCCAACAGGTGCTGTAGTTAGATACGAAATAGAAACAACACCAGGTGGTGCATTGTATTTAGACCCAGCAGAATTTAAAGAGAATGACCCAGATGGATATTACTTTGGTATGTCTATATTTGCAGATGCATATTACAGAATATTAGCTAAATACAAAGGTGACCAGTTAGCTGCTACTACAGAGTTTGTTAATCAGTTTGGTATTGACCCATCTGCATTACTTACTTCTAAGTCAAAAGAAATTACAAAGCGTTCATATACAGAAGAAGGTGGTAGATTTACTAGAAGCAATAGTGAAGTATTACAAAGATATCCAAACATTGGATACTATATATTCCCAGATAATCCATTAGATGAGTTTGATTTTAACTCTTGGTCACAATCATTTGCGGATAGAGATAGAGTTGATTTATCTGAAGATGAATATGTTGCAACTATTAGAAATGCACAAGGTAGATTAGCTTACGAATATCAAAGAAGAATGTTATTTGACACACCACAATTCGCTAATGTACCAAGTCAGCAGAAGTTTGAGATGCTTACAGCATTAAGAAACTCATTGAGACAAGAGTATCCTGGATATGGAACTACTTCAACAGTACCAACATCAATGGATGTAGATTCAAAGATAAGAGAATTTCAAGATATGATTGCACAAGATGGCTCAACAAAAGTTAAATTACCTAATGGGCAAAGCCTTGAGATACAGGATTTACCTGCAGTAAGAGGAGCTATAGAGTATTTAGAAGCAAGAGATAGACTATTATCAGAAGCTAGACTTGTATTAGGAAGTAATGTATCATTACAAAGAGAACAATTAAGTGGAGCTAGAGCTGAATTAAGGCGACTATCTCAAGAGTTATTCGCTAAATATCCAGACTTCTACTATGTGTATCTTGATTTATTTAAGTATGAAGTTGAAGAACAATATACAGACGTTACATTTTACGGAGGTAATTCTTAGTGGATAGAGAAGAACAAAAATATCAAGAGTTAGGGTTTACATTAAAAACTATTTTTGATGCTGTTAAAAAAGGATTAATTACATTTGATAGTAAATTAATAGAAGGTTTCTTTGACTCTCCACCGCCTCAAGAAATAATAGAAAACATACTTAAGTTAGTAGAACAAGGTGCAGAAACAAGTGCTATGAAAGCTATAGCTAGCTTTATAGTACCAAATGCTGAAGAAAAAGATAGAAGGAAAAGACTCACTACAGCATTTACATCAGGATTAACTGGACAAGAACCTGAAGAATTATCAGCAAACTTAGATACTGCAGATATTATTGCAGAAGCAGATGCTGAATATGCTAACTATGTTACCAGTACAGTAGATACAACACCTGGTGGTAGAGCTAAAAGAGATTTTCAATTAGGTGCATCATCTAAAGGATTGCTTGATGCTGCATATGCTAAGTATAAAGAAGATGGAGATACAGATGCTTTCTTAGAAGTAGTAACATCTGTTGAGTTAAATAATCTACCAGAACTTACAAGTGATAGTACATTCTACCAAAGGTATGTATCACAATATGCCCCAATGACCTTTTATGGTTTACAAGATGATGTTCAATTATTAAATTATAGAGAAGCTGCAGGTAACAATAAGCTAACTCCTTTGTACAATTATGGATTAGCTCCAGCATTTCTAGCTGGACTAGACCCTAATAAAATATTAGAAATACAAACTAAGTTAATGGAAGCAGGATTTCTGCAACCTGGTACTTATGTTCAAGGAGTTATTGGTGAAATAGGAACACCAGGAGAAGATGCTACTATACAAGCATTGGAAAGTGCATTTAGTTATTTAAATACTAAACCTGAATATGGAATAGATATAGATGACTTAGCAGAGATTAATGCTGCTGCTAATGGTGATGAAGGTGCGTTCTTAGGATTTCTTAGAAATTACTTTGAAGATTCAATAGAAGAAATAAGTTTAAGAGATACTAATCCAATACTTACTGCACCTACATTACTAGCACAAGCAAATCCCGACTTCTTAAAGTTCAATGTAAATCAAACAGTAAGAGATACGATAGGTGCTAATCCTAGCCTTAGAGATTATCAAGTTATTTATGACTGGGCAGGTTCAGAGATAGAAAGATTATCTGCTGCTTATGCTGAATCACAAAAGATTTATGAACAAGCTAGAGTAGATGTTGCTGCTCAAGCTGCACAAGATAAACTATCTGGTACTGAACAAGATTATTATTTATTACCACCAGCTATGTCTGATGCAGATGTATCTGCTGCATTCGCAACTGGATTAGATGAATTTGTATATAATTATTTTAAACCACTTCTCGACCAAGGTAAAGAAGACCAAGCCTATCAACAAGGACTAGGAGTAGCTATAGCGAGCTTAAGTAAATAATGGATGAAGATTTTAAAATAACTATAGATAGATTGAAGTATCAACATAATATAGAAGATAAATATATACCTGCATTAATGATGACAGCTTATTATGAATCAGCACTTGACTTTGATGAAATAGGTTTAAACAAAGATGAAGCAGGTAATGTCGTTAGTAAGGATATAGGATACTTTCAAATTAATGCTGCTAGTTTTTACGATAAGCAAGGAAATCCAGACCCTACATTAGAACGTTTCTTTTCAAAAATGGGTGATAAAAAAACATTATCACAAGAACAATTTGAAAAAAAATTATTAGGTGAAAAATATAATACAGCTTATGCTGCTCATATAATTAAAGACTTTCACGAGTATAGTGTAAAAGACCCATTTGGTAAATGGAATGCATATACAGATTATGTAAGACCATTCTTACAAGGAGAACCTATTCCTGGTAAAACATTAGAAGAACAAGTTAATGGTATTAAAGCATATGTTGATGCTTATATGTATTTAAATGATTTAAAACAAATAGAAGAGTTTAAACCTTTTGTAAATAAAAAAGCTAAAGTATTAGATGGATTTATGGGAAAGATAAAAAACAATGGTTGATAGAGCTTGGAAGTATTCAAATAAACCTACGCCAGATTTAGTATATTACGATGCTGATACTGGACATTATTATTATTTATATAGTGCTGGAGATTTCTTATCAGAAGATACTGATGAAGCAGTATATATATCATATGATGTAGGTGTACAAAAACCACACGGATTAACTAATGATAGAAAGCTACCTCAAATAGTAACTACTGCACCAGGTATATTACTTGGTCATACTGCACTAACTGCATCTAACATATCTAGTAACTATGACGATATGGATGATTTTAATCCTGCTCAAATATTTGAAGAAACAATAGAACTGTATGAAGAGTATGCACCTTGGTTTTATGAAGTAACTAAAGATGAAGAAGGTAATGTTGTATCAGCACCAGGTATGTCTTTACTACTTGAACACCTATGGTTAAACAGACCAATAGATGAGAATGACCCAAGACTAAAAGAATTAAAGATGCCTTATACAATAGGACAGATACAGTTTATCAATGCTGGTGGTTTAAAGAACAATGACTACAACACTAACTCAAGGTTAAGAGAACTTAGAGATGCTAGAACAGATGAGTTAAATGCAACTCTTACAAAGATTGGTATAAGTGTAGATAGTTTTGTAGAGGAAAACTTTGACCAGTATCAAAATCTTATAGAGCTATATACTCAAGGTTATTTGAATGCTGCTAACTTAGATGACTTTGTAAAGCATTACACAGGTATAGATGTATTATCTTCTGAAGATAGTAGGTACTTATCATTTAAGAATATTATAGAAGAACAAGTTGATGCACCGCTAAAATTTGATTTAGGTTCTTTAGATTTTAGAAAGAGTAAAGAAGCAGACAGACTAGGTATAAGATATCTTGGACAGCTTAAGTACAATACATTAGATGAAGATACTAAAAAAGAAATAGCATACTTAGTATCTACTGACCAATCTGATGTAGCTGAACAAAAGCTACAAACTATATTTGATAGTGACCCATACTTTGAAAGATTTGCAGGTAAAGGATTAAACTACGGACAAGTAGTAGGTCCATACAAACAGTTGTATACTTCTATATTTGGAGATGCACCTGATGAAAATGATACATTTATTTATGAAGTATTAGGTATGGGTTTTCAAGAGGCAGGTAAGTTTATGAGACAAAAAGCCTATGAAGTAGGTAATGAATACTTTGGAAGAACAGTTGCCACAGCTATGAATCAAGGCTTAGGTGGCAATGTGATAAGAGGAATATAATGGCAACAAAACCTTTTGTAGACCCTAACGCACCTTACGGTGGTAGACAAGTAACTATCTATGGACCTAATGGGGAAGTTACTATTGCACAGCAATTTAGAAGAGAAGGAGAGGAAAAGTCTGAACTAGATAGATACTTAGATGACTTAGGTTATTCAAGAACAAGACCTAGTTCTGGTACTGGTACTCCATCATCACAATCTACAGAAGATTCAATACAATTTACATCAGCACAAGCTCAAATACTTATGCCTTGGCTTACAAAACTTGCACCTGTAGAAGGTAAGAAACTTATAGATGAGTATGTGAAAGGTTATGTTGAAACAGGTGAGCCTACCTTTGCATTAGCAAAGATGCGTTCTAGTGATAGTTATGAAAAAGTATTTCCTGGTATAACTAGAGACGATGGTTCTTTAAGAATGTCAGAAGCTACCTACTTGCAAAACAAAGAAGCAGTACTTATACACTTTAATGAATATGGTATTGGTGGATATGGAGCTCAAGTTATTGATACTTTGTTTCCTTCATTAGTAGAAGGTAACGTATCTCCAGATGAGATTTCTGCAAGATTATCTGTAACTGATAGGCAATTAGGTAATCTATCTCCTGACCAAAAGAGAAGTGTATTAAGTGCCTATGAAGAATATTACTCTACAGAACTTGGAGAAGTTATAGAGTTAGATGATGCAGCACTTATACCATTAGTTATTGACCCAGAAATAAATGCACAGATATTAAATAGACAACTTAATGTAGCTAAGATAGGTAATCAATATCAACAAGTATCTGGTGCAGAAGCATCAAGGACTGCTATAGAAAGTTTAGTAGGTGCAGGTTTGCAAGCATCTGAATCTCAAAAAACATTTCAAGCTGCAGTTGATAGGGCTTTAATTAGTTCTAGATTAGCAAGAAGACAACTTAGGACAGATGCACCTTCAGCTATGGAAATATTAGAATCTCAATACTTAGGTGACTTAGATACAACCCAGCAGTTACAATCTATACAAGCACAAGCTGCATCAGAATCAACAATACAATTTGGTGCTGCTAAAACTCAAGAAGGTGCAGTAACTGGCTTGACAGAAAAATAATTCTGCTATAATAAGTTTAGTGCCTGACAGGTCGGCAGATTAAATATAGGGCTGTAAATGCGATAGCACCACCAAGGTGTGTTATCTGGCGTTCGTAAACCCTTGTGTAAAATCCCTTTAATTACCTAGCGATTAATACTATGGGATATTTTATATGCTAGAGAAGATGGAGATAATAATGGAAGAAATACAACAAGAGATAAATACTACAGAATCAATAGATGATTCTACTGATGGTATTAAACAACTTAGAGAAGAGTATAAAAAGCTAAAGGCAGAGAACAAACAGTTCAAAGCTAGTGCTATGAATAATGCTTTAAGTTCTTTAGGACTACAAGCAGATAAAGGTATAGGAAAAGCTGTTACAAAACTCTATGATGGTGATGTCAGCGTAGAAGCAATCAAAGAATTTGTTGCTCAAGAGTTTGGAGAAGTTAGTAGTTCTGAACAACCTAGCAATAATGTAACTAATAATGTAGTTGAAGCTCAATCTAGAGTTGAGCAATTAAATCAACTTGGTGTAAATGCTGAACCTACTGATATAAGTCAGGAGTTTAGAAAATTCGTTAGTAATCCAGACATAAGTACAAGAGATAAAATCAACGCAAAACTGCGTATGATTGATACTTTAAAAGACAATAAATAATTTATAGGAGAAGATAATAATGGCAGATATAACATTAACTAATAATACGTTATATGCACAAAACATTAATAACTTTACTGGTGAATTGTTTAAAGTTGGTGGTCAAAGAACACCTTTCACTTCTGCTGTTGGCGGTATTAGTGGTGGTGGTAAAAGCATTCAATCTACATTCTGGCAATTCCAGGTTGAAGATAATGCTGTTATCTCATCCGAGCCTACAAAAGGACAAGAAGGTTCTACACCTACAGAATATCTTGGAAGAGACAGAGCTGCATACACTTATGTAACTCAAATTTTCCACAAGGGTGTACAAATGACTTACACAGCTTTGGCATCTACTCAAAATCAAAACCCATTTGATTTATCAGCAAACATTGCTAACGCCTCTGACGGAGACGGAACAACAACTGCTGGTGATAAACTAGGTTTGTTTGGCGGTAGCCCAGTAAGTGATGAGTTTGCTTTCCAAATGGAGAAAGCAATGGAAAAATTAGCAAGAGAAGTTGAATGGTTTGCATTCAATGGTACATTCTCTGATGGTGCTAACACAACACCAGGTTCAGGTACACGTGAAATGCGTGGACTTAAAGAATGGTGTGAGCTAAATGCTAATGCATCTAACTCTGTAGCACCAGTCGCAACTGGCGGTAACATCTATTACAACGATACAGTTGGTGATGGTTCAGGTACAGCTCAAGTTCTTTCTTGGGATGCAATCGCAGAATCATTAAAGAGACTATATGATGCTCACGCACCAATGTCTAATCCAGTTCTTGTAGTTAATCCAAAGCAAATGCTTGACCTTAACAAAGAATTGATTTCTAACTCTTTAAGTGGCACATTAGCTGCTATCTTACCAAGAGATAGAAACGTTGGTGGTGTCGATATCGACACAATCGTGACACCATTTGGTTCAGTTGGAATGATGGTCGTAGACCCTAACATCCTTCCTGCTGATACTGCATTTATTGCAGACTTGTCTTACATTAGCCCAGTCTTTACAAATATCCCTGGATACGGAACAGTATTCGTAAGAGATATTGACCAAGATGCTAATGCAAGAATTGGTAAAGCGATATATATGGAGATGGGATTCGAGTTCGGACCTCCTTCATATCATCTTAAAATTGCTGGAGCTGACTCAGCTTAAGTAATATTAATTTTCAAGATTAGGGTGGAACTCCACCTCCACCCTTTTCTTGTGCTATCATAGGTTGAAATGAGCAATAATATAGGAAACCTTGTTGATAGAGTCTATCGAGAATACTTAGAACCAAATGATGATGTACAATCATTTTCTGTTTTAAGAGATACTTTAGATGCAGATTCAACAGACACAATCGTACAATACGAATCAGAATATTTAACATCAGAAGAAGAAGATGCTATGGAAGCAGGTGCTTTTATAGAAGTCGGTAAAGAACTTATGTTGGTTACTGATTTAAATACTTCTGCTGAACAAATAACAGTAAAGAGAGCAGTTAGGGGTACGCCCTTAGAAACACACGCTATTGATGATTTAATTAAAATCAATCCAGTATTTCCAAGAAAGAATGTATTTGATGCTGTGTGTGACCAAATTAAGAATTTATATCCTACATTATTTGCAGTAGAAACTAAATCAATAACATCTAAAACAGGATACATTCCTTTAGATGGAGCAAATGATAATTATTTAATAGCACCTATTAAAGCTATATCACAGTACACAGACTTTTCTGCTGGTTCAGATGAAACTGGAACTATATTTGCTGGTGTTGCCGTAGAGCTAGTTGATTTACCAAATCCTTTTACATATACAAATGCTAGTGGTACAGAAGTTACTGTTACATATAGCAACAATGGACCTAACAAAGTAAATGCTATTCAGATTTATAATGTAGATGCAGGTCATCAAGTACACGTTACTTTTAAAAAGAAGTTTGTTACACCTACATCTGAAGACGATACACTTACAACCATTGGTATGGAAGATGAATATGAACCTATAGTTATGGCTGGTGTTGCTGCACAAATAATTGCAGGTAGAGATATACCTACTGCAACTGTAGAGAATATTACTCAAGCTATGCAAATACAAAACTTTCCTGTGAACTCTGCAACAAATATTAGAAACTCTTTATTGTCATATCAAAGAGTATTAATACAACAAGCACGAAAGGATTTAAGAGCTAGGTTTCCAGAGCCAGTAACAATTAACAAGATAAGTTATACATAATGGCTAGAGTACCTTTAGTTTCTAATACAGAAAATCCTAAAAGAAAAGGATATGATTTAGCTTTAGATGATTTATTATTTAGAACTGCTGTAGCACCGAATAGACAATTAACTATTTCCTCTGCTGAATTTCCAGAACAACAAATAAACCTAACACAAAATCCAGAAGATATTACTACAAACGTTGGTCAAATATTTTCTAGGTCAAACTTTAGTGGTGGACAAGGATTAGATTCAGCACATCAAAGAAATAATAGTGTTACAGATACCACTAGATATTATGACAGCAAAGGTGTTGATGTATTTCACGGAGATGAAACAAGTAGTTATAAAGTTCATTTGCTATATACAACTGAAGATTTAGATGTACAAGGTTCAGAAACAACATTTAATTCTACTAATAACTACTTAGTAAGAACTGATAATGGTAATTTATGGGTAGTAGATGATGATGAAGTATTAGTTAGTACAGATGATGGCGATACTTGGAGTAACTCTGTAACTGCAACTTATACTATTACAGGTATTGTAGCTTATGGTAATCAAATATTTATAACAGCAGGTAGTGGAACTAATGCAGAAATACAACATTACGATGGTAGTTCTTGGTCTATTGAATCACTAGGCTCTTACTTAACAGGATATTTAACAGGCGTTTATTATTCTAAAGGAACATTGTTTATTACTGGTAAATCAAGTTCTGATGTTTATTACTTATGGCACGCAGACCCAATACAAAAAAACTTTAATAATCAATTTACAACTTCATCATCTAATTTAATAGTTACTGCTGAAAATGATTTTACTGCTGGTGTAGATGCTGGTGCAGTTACTTTAATTAGTAACGAAAACGGAATAGTTTATTCTATCAAAGATGTATCTGGTACGCCTACTCTACAAGGGCAAACTAAAATTCATTTTGAAAGAATACATTCGTTAGCTGCAGCAGAAGGAATTATATTTATAGGTACACAAGAAGTATCAAGAACTGTAGGAAGATTTTATCGTGCAGATTTAACTGTAGCTGATGACTTGTATGTCTTAGCTAATAGACAATTAATTAAAGAATGGATTGTTTCTGGAAAAGATACTTGCCCTCATTCTATGTTTGTTAGTAGAGATAGTGTTTATATGGGAGTACACGAAGCAGATAATGAAATGTATTTATGGAGATATTATTTACCTACTGCAGGATTAGCTAGAGATTTAAAAACTAGCGGTAATGGTTTATGTATGGGAATAACACAAGCTAATGGTAAGTTTGTTATTTCATCTGCTGGTTCTGATTTATATAAAGAAACATCTACTTATGAAAGTTCAGGTTATATTATATTACCTAACGCAGATTTCTTTACTTCAGAAGATAAACAATGGGTTGGTGTAGAAGTAGAACATAATGAACTTGGTAATGGTAAGAAAGTAGAGATATACGTTACTACTACATTTGATAAGATAGATGAACCTGATAGTGCTTCTTGGGAATTAATTGGAGAATCAGTATCAGGTACAGGTGGTGTTGAGTATCAGCTAAACAGAAATGCTAGATATATAAATGCAAAAGTAATACTAGAACCAAATGTAACTGCAACAGAAAGCCCAGAGTTTAGAGGTATATCTATTAGAGCTTTGCCTAGACCTGAACTTGTTGTAGTAACTGTACCTATAAATTTATCTGACCAAATAGAACGACCAAGAAGAAAAGCCTTTAAGGTTAAAAACCTAGGAGAAGTTATATATCAAACTCTTAAACAGAAAGAAGGAGATTCTGTAACTTTGACTTTGTACGAACCTAGCGAAATAATTAGGGGTGTGGTAGAATCTGTACAGTACCCAATCTCTGAAAGGTCAGAGGTAGGTTCTGTAACACAGTTTTGCTTACTTAGAGTGCGTGGTGTGAGAGCAGAGGATGCTGCTACAATAGTAACAAGATTACTTGGTGTAGGACAATTAGGAGTAGCAGGATTAGGATAAGATGGTAGCTCAAAAAACTATATTACAAAACGCATATGAAACAACTTTAAGTACTGCAGTTGGTGCAACTGCAGCAGAAGTAACATTAACTGTTGCCTCTGCACCTGTGGGTTCACCGAGTGCAAGCAACCCAATGTACTTAGTATTAGACCCAGATTCAGATGCAACAAGAGAATACGTAAAGGTAACTTCAAGAAGTGGTGCAACACTAACAGTTGTAAGAAATATTGACACAGATTCAGGTGGATTAAATGCACACGCTGTAGGCGCTAAAATCAGAATGGTTGCTATGAAGCAACACTTTGATGATTTAAATGACAGAGTAGATACCATAATAAATGCAGATGGTACAGAAGTTGTAACTACAGGTGTAGTCAAAGATGAAGATGATTTAGCATCTGATAGCGATACACATTTAGCTACACAACAATCAATTAAAGCATATGTAGATAGTCAAGTAGCTAGTAAAGATGA